ATCTTAATCACAATTTGAGAGAATTATTAGTCATTTCATATATTAAGTGATTAAAATTTAGACATAAATCTTCCAATCTGATTTACGAATGGTAATAAAATTATAGCCATGAACATATTAACTCCTGTATGTACCATTGCAATTTGCCGTGTAATTCCTGTCGGCATTCCATCAGACACTAAGAGTCCTGCAATCCAAATGGTTCCAGTTGTGCCTATATTAGCACCAAGAACAGCACCGATAGCCGCGGGAAGTGGAAGAGCACCTCCAGCAACTAAACCAATAATTGCGGTAGTCGAAAGAGAACTGGATTGCCATAAGAGAGTCATGACAATACCACCAAAAAACATATAGATAGGATTACCTAAAAACCATTGTAGATGGTCTATATTTCCCATGGCTTTCATGCCACCAGAGAACATTTTAAGACCAATATAAAAAATCACCAAACCAAGCAAGGTTTGGATTACAGGATTATTCAATTCCATAGTCTGGACCTTCTTGATAAGTTTTGCTTTCTTCGATACTTTCATACAACTATATATATTTTTTATTAAGATTTCGATTTGTCTAAATAAAAAGAAATCGTTTTTGACGATGGAAAAGTAAATCTATAATGACACAAGAAGACTTCTATGAAAAATATGGATTTAGAAGTTGTTATGAGTGTGATGAAATTTTTACTAATAAAGAAGAATTAGAAGAGCATGAAAAAGAACATTTGATTGAGGAACAGGTAATTGGCTATTTATGATTCAATATTTTTAATATATCATTATCTTGATAACGATGAGTCTTGAAACAACTATTGTGTTCTCCTGTAATGAATTGATTTAATGGTTTTGGATATTCTGCAAATTCTGGAATGACATATTCCCACATCAATTCTCCTTTTGGATTCACTTCAAATATTCTTCCAAATGCACTTTCACAAATAGAATAACTACCATTCCAAAGTTTTTCTACACTTCCCATATACGGAGAAAAGAAAGCAGGAGGCATTGGGTCTTTATATTCCCATACAAGTTCTTCTGCCACTATATCATATTCTACAATACGAGAATGATGTATAGAGGCTGGACGAATGTTTCCATTATCAAAACACAATACATATCCATCTTCTGTTAATGATGGATCATGTTGTTGTGCAACAAGAGGATATTTCAGTTTCCAAATAATTTCTCTTGTTTCTTTATCGACTGCAATAATTCCACTTGTTGTTCTCAAACTCAATAGAATTAATCCATCTTCTGTTTGGTGTATTCCGTTGACCATCGGCCAGTGAAGTCGTTCTTTAGCATTATCTCTATTAAAACACTCATGTATTGGATAATCTTCTATTGATATGTGTTCCCATACATTCCATTCCCATACAACCTCACCTTCTCTATTAACTTCACGAATGGTATCTGAAAAAGGTCTTTGTTGCATCTCTAATGGAACTTTAGAATTAAAAAGTCCTTTACCATTTTTTACTGGAATTGGTGATGCAACTGTATAAAGTAAATTGCCATTATCCAACCATTGAGCGTCATGGTGATGATAAGGATCTTCATGTTCCCATACAATATCGCCACTTGGAGTTGCTTCCATAAAATGTCCACCATGCCAAATATCCCATGCAGGATAAAGATCTACTGACTTTTCATGACTACCATTATATCCAAGATTTCCGTTTGGAAGAATAACTGCATCTCTTCCTGGCCTAACTGGTAGGTTCCATTCATGAACTGTATCACCAGAAATGTCAATTAATTTTACTAGTCCATTTCCAGTTTGTGGTGCATATAAAGTATAACATCCAGAACTCCAATCCATATCCCAATAAATCAATCCTGTTTTTCTACGTGCTATAGTTGATTCGTAGTATCTTCTCATGCTATTTCACTTTCATGCCAGTGTTTCATAAATTGGTGACCTATTGTAGTCACAGTCATAAAGAATGCAAAACCTAAAAAAGTTGCAGTCAAGATTAAAGCCATAACTAATGGAGTTTCCAGTTCTGCTTGTGCGTAAATTATTTGTACACCAAGACCACCATCCTCACTCCCTGACCCAATAATAAATTCACCAACGATTGCACCAATGATGGACAATCCTGCTGATATTCTCAAACCTGCAATAATATTTGGAATTGCTGCAGGTAACCTGAGTTTGAAAAAATTGACAAGTCTGGATTTGTTATGCATCTGAAAAAGTTCTACCAGATTTGTAGAAGTAGATTTTAGTCCCAATAAAGTATTATTGATAATTGGAAAGAGTGAAATAATCAAACTGATAATAATGACTGACCTCATCTCAAATCCAAACCAAAGTACAATCAATGGTGCTACGGCAACTACTGGAACAGTCTGTAACAGAATTGCATAGGGATAGAAACTACGTTCTAAAATTTTTGATTGACTCATAATGGCGGCTGAAACAATTCCGATTGTAATTGCCAAAATATATCCATAAAGTGCCTCTTGAAAGGTAATCCAAGCACCCCCAACAACCATATCAATATCTGTAATGAATGCTTCTGCTACTTTCATTGGACCTGGCAAAAGAAAGTCCATGTCATACATTTTAGCACCAAATGACCAAACCAATAGAAATAAAACTAAGACTAAAATTGGTGGAACTATATTTTTAAGCTTCATATTCTGCCAATTTATCTTCAAACTCATGTAGTCTTTTCCATATACTTCTGAGTTCTGTTATTGTTGTCCAATTATGCAAAAATAATGAGAATCCACCATGTACCTTCTGAAATGCATTAGATACTTGTACCATAATTCCCAGAGTAATTGCACCAGTAAACAATCCTGGCCCCATAATGACATAAGGTACAATAATCATGAACTGGTCATAGAAATTCATCCAACAATCGAAATACCCATAATGCATATATAATCGGTGATAATTAAAACGGATACCTAGAAATAATTCCCAGATAGTTTCTGGTTTTGCGTAGTTCACTTTATCGTCTTCACCCAGAACCAAATCTTTACGAAATGCAGCTTCAACTTTCTGATTATTATATTCCAACCCTGGCAATTTCCATCCTACGAACCAAGAGATAAACAAACCACCAAGAGAAACCAATAAAGTACCCCAGACTAAACTACCCTCTATACTTTTGAATGGTTCAATATCTACCTTATCTGATAATGTATACAGAATAGGAATGAAGGCTACTAATGTCATTATGGCTCTAATAACTTGTAATCCGAGAGACTCTACGATACGAGCAAACCTGTTACAATCTTCTTGAATCCTTTGACTTGAACCTTCTATGTCTTCTTTGACTGATCTCCATCTTGGTATGTACGAAAATGTAATTGCCTCTCTCCACCTTAGTCCATATATTCTAGTGAACCAATTAGTAAATACAGCTAATAAAATATATGGAAATGCAATTACAGTAAACGATGGATTTCCTGTAAAACCATCAGTAACATAACTCATACCAATTAATTGAGTAAATAATTGTTCTATACCATCTTGTGGCATATCTTTAAACTTTGCTGCATTCTGAAGCAAATCATAAAAACCACCATACCAAGTATTGATTGCAACACTCATCTGTACTTGTAACCAAAGAGATATGATAAGTCCTAATCCACCTCCGTATGCCCATGCGGCCCACTCTTTAGATCTATAAAATGATTTAATCATTCTTTCCTTTCCAAGTCCTTAACTTTCCAGAAATATCATTGACCAATTTTGTAAACTGCACTTTTGACCTCAATAATCTGTCACGTTTCTTGAATGGTACATCAATCATGTGTGTAATTTTTCCAGGCCGTGGAGACATCACAATAACACGATTGGATAAGAAAACTGCCTCTGCAACATTATGTGTTACAAGTATAGCTGTGAATTTTTCTTTCTTCCAGAGAGCATGTATTTCTTCTTGAAGAACTTCTCTGGTCAATTCATCAACTGCTGAAAGTGGTTCATCCAATAACAAATATTCTGGATTCAAAACCAAAGATCTGGCCAGAGATAACCTCATCTTCATTCCACCAGAAAGTTGATGAGGATAACTTTTCTCAAAACCATTTAGACCGACTTGTTGTAACGCCGAACTCGCTTTGGAATACCTAACCTCTTTGGAAAATCCATCTTCCAACTCCATTAAGAGTTCGGCGTTTCTTTGAACATTTCTCCAAGGTAGTAGTGCTGCATCTTGAAATACAAATGCACCTCTCTCTGGTTTAGAAAGAACACTACCACTAGTTGGAGAAATAATCCCAGCGATAATTCTGAGTAAAGTAGACTTGCCGCAGCCAGAAGGACCAACTATCGTTATGAACTCTCCTGCGGCAATGTTGATTAAAGAATCTTGTAAGTCCAATGCTTGGACTTCATCAAAATTTTTAGTGATCTTTGAGACACTAATCATAATTTATTCCTACTTGAAACAACCCTTCTTGAAGGATGTATCGTATGACGAATGAGGATCAAAACTAGCAGGTAATACTCCAACCTCTTTCATTTGGTCTGACAACTCAACCCATCGGTTAGGATTTTGACATCCGATCTTACTCCAATCTTTAGGAAGAAAATCTCTCTTCATAAGTTCAAGAGCATTGTTGTGAATTTCAGCATTCACTTTCTTACTCTTTGATAGAATAAAATCTCTTGTGGGTTTTGGGTCAACCAATGACTTATGAAAAGAAATACTCAAACGATCAATAACTGTCTGAACCAACTCACGATTCTCTTTGATCATTTTGTCACTTGTGAATAATACACTATAAGGTCTGTATCCTAATGACTCAACTGTAATCTGTTCATTAGCGACACCTTTTGCATCCAATCTTGCTGGTAAGAAGAGTGAATAACCTTGTTGGAATTGTTGTGGAGTTCTTGCGAACAATCCCAAGTCTCCTGTCAATGGAAACTCTTTTACTTTATGTAAACCATAAGTATGTTTTATCCACTTCCAATATGTAACACCCATCTTTACAGCGAATGGTCTACCATCCAAATCTTTGACAGATTTGACACCAGTGTTTGGATGATACACTAATGTATAAGGTACATGGTCAAGACTCACAAAGATTCCTTTGAGTCCTGCACCTTTTGCATTGGCCAACATCACACTATCGGATGCTTGAAGACCAAACTCTACCTGACCAGATGCAACTGCCGTAGTGGTATTAACTTTAGGACCACCAGCCTTTACTGTAATTTTTACATCATCATGGTAGGCATTATCAAACTGTGCCTGCCAGAAACCACTTTGATTACCTTGTGGAAACCAATCCATTAACAAGGTTACTTCTTTTGCGATTACAGTTGTTGTAAAAAAGACAACAACTGCTAATAAAGATAACAATTTTTTCATTGTACTCCTTCTGAGTTTAAGTTAAACAGGCGTGTTCCACCAATGTTCCCAAGGAAAATGAATCCAGATACCTTCTGTATCTTTCGCACACTCCTGCACGTAATAATGAGGTTCAAAGTCACACTCATTATTCCACCAAAGAGACGCAAAACGAACTTCCGTTGGCAATTCCAATGGTTGATTCATTCTTGGTCCTTTAATGTAGCTTTTCATTCTGGCAAATGTTTCACCAGAATCACAAATATCATCCACAATGAGAACTCGTTCATCTGTCTTTCTTGGCAGATATTCTTCCCACTCTGGAAAATCTCTCATAGATGCCTTAACTGGTTTGAATGGTTTCTGTAACCAGTGGCTCATCATAACACCTGGCGTAAGCCCTCCCCTTGATAAACCTACTATCACTTGTGGGTCAAACTTATCCAGAGTAATATCTCTACACAAAGTATTCACATCTCTTCTCATCTCCTGCCAACCATACCATAGTTTTTTCATGAAAATACCTCATTTAATTGTCGATTAACTCTTACGAAAGTTGTACACTTAGGTAAGTCCTTTATAGTTCTTGCACCCGCGTAAGTACAGGCACTTCTCAACCCTCCCATAATTTCTTCTATTGTGTCTTTAACTGGCCCCCTATAATCAACATGCACAACTTTACCCTCTGATGCACGATGAGATTGTTTTTCTCCATAATATTTGAGTTGTGCATCTTCAGATGACATTCCATAGAATCTCATAGTTGGTTTGACTCCTGGCGGTCCATGATCTACTTCACCATAACATTCATCGTGACCTGCCAACATACCACCTAACATTACAAAGTCGGCACCAGCCCCAAAGCTCTTTGCTATATCCCCCACCACTGTACAACCGCCGTCTGTGATGATATGACCGCCGAGACCGTGCGCTGCATCTGCACACTCCATCGTTGCACTCAGTTGTGGATAACCAACGCCTGTCATCTTCCGAGTTGTACATACTGAGCCAGGGCCTATCCCAACTTTTACAATATCGGCTCCCGCCATGATTATCTGTTCCGTTGCTTCTGGTGTGCATACATTCCCCGCTATGATTATTTTTTCCTTGGTTGCTTCATGTCCTCTCATTTTTGCAACATAATCATTAAATCGCTCTGTATATCCATTTGCCACATCAAGACATATCCATCTTGAATCATCATAGTCTAAAACATCTAAATCTTGATCTAATCCAATTGTTTGTATGAGATTTCTAGTACTATCAAGATTACTTGGCCATTTGATAAATTTACAGAGAGCAGTCAACATCCCCTTCTTACTCAATTCCTTAAACATATTCAAGGTTCCTGTATGATCCATATTGGATGCAATTATAGGAATACCTTCCCAATTTCTATTTGAATGTCTGAATTTGAATTTTCGTGCTAACCAAGCATCTTTGCGTGAGATCAGAGTAGATCTCTTCGGTTTGATCAATACATCGCTAAAGTCGAGTTTTACCTCTTCAATTATTCTCATCCTGTCCTTCCGACCCGATTGAGTAGTGATAAAGTAAACAAACATAGTGAATACATTTGAGAAGATCCTTCCGATTCTTCCCATTTTTCTTACCATAACGGAAGAGGTACTTCATCGCACAGCCACGAGTGAATTCTTCCGAAATGTCCATTTGTTCAAATACATCTTGTATCTGAATATTTTTTTCACCACCTGCGTAGTGTTCGCCATAGGTACTTTTTATGTACTCTCTGGCTTCATCTAAAATCAAATCTTCATTATATTTAAAAAGCAACTTCCTTGCTTCATCTTCACTTGTCATGATAAATCCTAATTAAAAGGGTTTGAACTCCTTTTGTTTCACACCTTCCTTGTAAAGTTCACAGGGAATATCATTTTTTTCATATTCAACATATCTACTATATGCTTGTTGATAATCAGTATATAAATGTTGATTATTCTCTGTCTCTACTTGGAAAATAGGTAACTCAACAGTATAGGCCATGGGACTCCTTTATGTAAAAGTTACTAGATTACTAACAAAAAGTATTTAGGAAAAAGAGGTGCTAGGTCAGTAGCCCGCCACATTCTCAAAATTATACTGAGAAAAGCTCCTTTACGCTACATCATTAAGCGGGTGACTAAATCCGCCATAGGGGATGTGAAGGTAAGTCACACCTACGACTCCCAAGCTATAACACCTCTATTGCCTGTTCGATGTTACTTTTGAATTCTGAAATAGAACCTTCAGAATCACGGCGAACACCGACCGCTTTATCATCAATCCATACATCATATAATGGTTTGAATACTGCTACATCATTGTACTTGACCCCCCATTCGTCAAGTTGTTTTCTGGTTTCTTCAAGATAATCTTCTCCATCCCAACAACCTCTGGCTGTCCAATAATGAAGAAAATGTCCCTCATCATGAAGTGAATTTAAATATTCAATTCTTTTTGGATGAGGAACAGCTTCTCTAAATCCAAATTGGTCATCACCAGACTTTGGGTCGCCTGGACAATGACAGATAGTTCCATCAATATCTACCATAATATACTTCTTACCCATTTCGTGAGCCTTTTCAGACATTAAGACTCTACGAGTGATTTCTTGTTTTATATGGTCACCTACTGTCAACTCGCCATCTGCCATTCTTCTTCCTCATAGTAATCATCGTCAACATCTTCTAAAAAATCTTCTGGTCTATTTCCTTTCAGATAATTTCTAACTTGACCCCTTTGACGCTTGTTGTTTAATCGTTTTTGTTTTCTACCAGATCCAAATTTTTCAATTTGCTCTTCCATTTTGTCTGCCCTTTCTTAATAATTTCTTTTGTTTTCTTCTAGCAGACTGCAAGAAAACCTTACTCACCTTGTCTAAAAATGTATTACCTTTCATGTGATCCATTTCATGGTGGAAGATCCTTGCAGCTAAACCCTCAAAGTGTACATTAATTTCATCTCCATCTGCATTCTGATATGTACCCTCTATAAATTGAGGTCTTTTTACATTCAGATACAATTCTGGATAACTTAAGCATCCTTCCTTCATCATTACTGTTTCATCTGATTCCTTTGTAATTTTGGGGTTAAAACAAACGATAGCATTATCTGATTCATCAACTCTCATAGCAAACACCTTCACAGGCATCCCTATTTGATTGGCAGACAAACCTAATCCATGATGATAGACCATGTTTTCAAGCATTACTCTATGCATCCTTTGTGGGTCTGGATTTACACCAAACTGCCACTGGACAGGTTCTTTGTGTATTATTGGATGTGATTCGTGAAGTAATTTAAGTATGTGGAACGGCAGATCTACTTCTGTCACTTGATGTGGGTCTACACTTGGAATAATAGACGAACTACTAGATGGTATTATTATTTCTGCCATTATACTATTCTTGAAAAATTCTTATGTTTTTCAAATTTAATAGTTTTATTAAATTTATCATATAATATCTCACCTTTATGACTAATCACAAAAACATTAACATTACCAGTTAAATCATACAAAATTTTAAGAAATTCATCAGTTCCAGCTGTATCCAAAGAAGAATCAAATACTTCATCTAAGATAAGAAGATTTGTATTTACACTATTCTTCAATTTGGCAATAGCTCTCCATGTGAAAAGAAGTGCAAGATCAATTCGCATCTTCTCCCCTTCACTAAATGAATCATAAGTAAATTCATCGCGGTGTCTCGATTTGATGGTTTCAGCGAACCCCTCATCAAGTTCAAAGGATACATAAAAGTCCATCTTTCCAAGATGAACATTAATATACTTGTTTATAATTGGTAGATACTGTTTAATTATTTTAGCTTTGATTCCACCATCTTTGAGAAGATTTCCTGCTATTTCATACAGGTATTTTTGGTCTGATAATCTTTCCTTCTCTTCAGTATATATATGAATGTCTTTTTTACACTCTTCCAGTTCCTTTTTATGTTCCTCAATATCATCTTCCATATTGGAGAGTTCTTCCATCTGATAAGATACTTTCTTTATATATTGGTTACACGCTGAAATATGACTATTGATATTGATTTGTTCGTTCAAATTCCTATCATATTCCTCAGTAACTTTTTCAATCTCATCAAGTCTGGATTTTTGTCCAATAAGTTTATGGCCTAAAGACATCAATCCACCGCTCAGTTCATGCATCTTATCATGAAAATTTTCAATCATATTTTCACGATGGTCTTCTGTTATCTCCTGTTTACAGGTTTCACAAGTTTCTGTATTCTCATAAAACTCAATGTCTTCTTCACATTTAATTATGCCTTTTTCAATACCTTTCTGGAAATCAAGTAATTTATCAATTTCCTTTCGGACTCCTTTTTCATCCGATATTGAATCATTGAGTTCTCTATTTTTGTCAAGAATTTGATCAATTTGTTCTCTATAGTCTGCAATAGCTTTTTCATGTTTTTCTATATCTTTCTTGTTAGCCTCAATTTGAGAGGTTTTATTTTCTTTGAGTTTACCTATGAGAAATTCGACATTCTCTTTTTCACCCTTAGTTAATCCAAGAGTAATATCTACTGTTCCCATATCCTCTTTATTTTGAGCCACTTTCTGTTTGAGAAGATGATTCATTACAGAAAAGATTTCTATGTCCAGTAAGTCCTCAATGATAGCTCTTCTATCACCAGCCTTCAATTGCATAAAAGGAACAAATGAAGAACTACCTAAAATAACAATTTGAGTGAAAGACTTGTAATTGAGTTTGAGAATTGTTTTCTCAAGATACTCTTGATAGTCTCTCACAGAGGCATCTTGATTGAGCATATTACCATCTTGGTATATCTCAAAAAAGTTTTTCTTGATACCTCTTTTTACAAGATACTCTTTGAAACCTATAGAGAATTCAATCTCTACTACTGTCCCACTTTGATTTACTGAATTTATGAGTTGACTTTTATTAACTGTACGAAATGGTTTTCCAAATAATACAAAGGTCAATGCATCCAGAATAGTAGACTTCCCTGCACCATTATCTCCAATGATGAGAGTTGACTTAGTTCTATCTAACTGGACTTCTGTAAATGCATTACCAGTACTTAGAAAATTCTTCCAACGAATCTTCTTAAAATGTATCAATTATTCCTCTGTCAAAAATTGTGGTTCATTATCATATTCAAATCTATATTCTGCATTCTTTAGACCATCTTTAATTATGGAAAGAACCATATCATTAAAAGTAATATCTCTTGCATGAGCTTCTTTAGCCACTCTCAAAAAGAGATCATCATTAATGTCTAATTCAAGTGTTTTAGTTTTTTCCTTTCCAATTTGAACTGATTTGGGCCAGTCTCCCGATATTTTCTTTTCTATTTTTTCTTTTTCTTTTCTTTTGACTTCATCAAAATTATAATCTGCCATTAAATTGTCTCCATAGTTAGTGATTCAGTGTACAACGATTTCATCAAAGAATCTAATTCTTTTTTATTTTCTATTTCTAATGAATTAACATATTTTGATAAAATCGTCATGGTATCTTCTGCTTCATCAATGAGATCTTCTGTATTAAAATCTTCTATGTCAAAATTTTCAACTACCGATATATCCTCGGTATTTACCTTATAGAGATTATCAATAAGACTGTCAAACCAGAATGGATTTTTCTTGTTGACAACTATCACTTTTACATAACAACCATCATATTGAGAATAGTCCTGTGCTTGAATTTCTTCAAGTGTGGTCTTCTCATCATCATAATAAATCTTATGAAACATCTCATAAGGATTTAGAATAAATTCAAGCTCTCTGGTTTCAGTATCGAATATGTGAAACCCTCTTGGGTCTTTGTAATCTGACCATGTTATTTGATATGGATTGCCAAGATAGTACA